GCTGTGAATCCTATCATAGCTAATTGCCCATTAGTGCGCTCAGCTGTTATAAAATAAGATTCTTCTTCAGGTGTTCTTGCTTTTGTTTCTTTAGCAAGAATGTTTTGCTTTCCGTATTCTGTAGTAACAGTCATTAAAATAAAATAAGAGTTCGGGAGTGGCGAGGATGATCGGTCAGGTCGCCACAAAAATTAAATAAATGTATAAAGAAATATCTATAACCATACACACTCTACCTAAATATATTTCTAATGCATATAATTTAGACATTCAAGTTAGAACGTTCAATCTTTCTTTGGACATCGGCACGATAAGCTGGATCTAATTCATACTCAGGTTTATTCATATCCCTGACTACTTCAGCCATGCTTCTATAAGCATCACCAGCTACAGGTTTTTTACCAGTAACTATATTAGAATCTCTACCTTCTGTTTCTTCCATTTGTCCTACGAGTGCTTTGATTGCAAATTTAACAGCTGACTTATTACCAGTGGCTAGGACATCATCAAAAGATTCAATGTCATCTTTAGCTAGATTCTCACTAGCCCATTTCATTAGGTCATTGTAACCTGACTCACCACCAGCTAACCCTTTAAGGTCAGAGACTTCTGATTCAGATAGCTCAGGTTGAGCAGCTGCTTCTTCTATACCTACTTCTTGACGTACACCTTTAAGGTATGCATCAACAACAGTTTTATTTAAACCAGCTTCACCTAATTGATTGTACATCTCTTCAGTAAGAGTACCATTATTCTCAGCAAAATGCTCATTCATTTTGAATGGATCTATCTCAGCTTTCTGAAATATATCTCCAAGGTTATCACCATATAATTCTTTAGCAGAATCGTAGTTTACACTACCATCTTCTGCATAGAACTGTGGTTGATCTGTTGTCTCAGGCTCAGGTGTTGCTACTTCTTCAGTAGGTTTACCTTCACCCATCTTTTTCTGAAGCTCTATATATGCACTCTCTAAGTCTTCAGCATTCTTATACTTACCAGCTAATAATTGTTCTTGTTCTTTCTGCATCTCCTGACCGACAGCTAAAGTCTCAGAATCTCTGGCTTCAGCTTCAGCTAATGCTACTGGGTCATTAGATGGATCATAAGTTATCGTTGGCATAGGTGCTATTGTAATTGAGTTTGTAATTGAGCAGCGGCTTCACCAATATTCTCTGCTGCTTGTGGGTTCTTAGCGGGGTCTAGCATAGGAGCACTAGCAAGTTGACCAGCTTGATCAGTTAATGACTGCATCTGCTGTGCCTGCATTGCTTGTTGTTCCTCTGCTTGTACATCTTGCATACTCTTCACTAGGTTAAGTACATCAATTCCTTGTGCAGCTGCGAGGCGTTTGATAGCTTCGTCAGGATTCAAGAACTTCATCAATGCCTCTGGTCCCATAGTTTGTGAGACTGTAGTTACAAATTGAACTAAAGCTTCACGGTCTTGACCACGACCTAATGCATTAACACCAGCTACTATAATAGGTTTAACTAAACCTTTAGGTAATGCTGGTATCTGTTTAGATTTGGTGAGTGTATGCATCTTTCTACTTAGGTATGGTATTAGAAACTCAGTAGTTAAGAGTGAGAATAAACCACCCAGCTGTTGTTCTAACTCCATCTGTGTCATACGAACTTCTTCCGCTGTAGTGCGTTCGCTTTGACGTACATTCATGACAAGGAAAGCTTCTGCTAATCTCTTCTCTAATGTATTAACAAGTTCAAATGCTGTACGGAAGTCAGCAGTTTTACCTACTTGAACTACTCCTATATCATCTGGTCTTCCCTGAATGATAGCTCCATTCCCTGCTTGTGCTAGGCTCTGAGGCTTAGTCACACTACTGGGAGATACTGTGAAAATAACTTTAGCTGCTGCTGCGCTACCTTCCACGAGGGCTTGCATCAATGCTTCAAGAGACTTGAGATCACCAAGGAACTCTTCTACTCTTGAGCGTCCATAGTCTTCCCCATCAACAGTTACAAACCTGAGGGGGAGCCAAGGACTCTTATCCTTTGGAGCTTTACCGTAGCTGTCAGGTAATCGTATGTCATCAGCTTCTTGATACCAAGTCCAGCCTGTGCCTTTACGTTTAACACAAGTGTAGACATCAACATCTTTAGAGCCGTTAGCTCCACTGTCATCTACTGGGCTGTTAGGTTTCTTAGCTGTTGCAGCCGCAAACTGTTCTCCTAATAGTTCCCTATTAATTTTTTCACGAGTTACAATTTCCGTAACTGATCCATTACCATCCCTTTCTACTACATAACGGTTCAAAGGATACATCTTTAAACCTTCTGGACCCATATAAACTAACGCATTACCTGTCACTACCAAGTGTTTGATAGCAGAAAAGATTTGAACACGATCAGTAGAGGCAGCAATGCTGTCCATAATCATTCGTTCAACCTTAGCAAAACTAAGATCTAATTCACTCTTGGCTTCTGCTGGTATCTCAACTCCAAGTTTAGAATCATCTAATTGAAGTTTGAAGAAGCTAGTCGAAGGAGGGAGTAAACCTAACATAAGTTTTGAACTTAAGGTAGTAACTCCTTTAGCCCCGATTGACTGCCAAGGTGTTTTTAATTTAGTATAGTTTGCAGTGACATCTTCTTGTGTAAGAAGAGATGGTATAGTTAATTGAGCACATTCAATTGCAATATCAAGAAAGGCATTACGATTACTTGTTAGTTCATGGTAACGTTGCCTTGCGCTTTTCATTAGTATGTTTTGTTTGTCGTGTTAATACCTTGCATTGTTCCTGGACCAGCTGTACCAGTACCAGCAGCATTCTTGGTAGATAATTGAGTGGTGCCTTTAGCTTTAGCTTTTTTATTTCCTTTCTTAGCTACTACTTTTGTTTTAGTTTTAGTAGCATCAGTTGGGCCTGGTGTAGGTGTTGCAGGAAGATCTGCTTTAACTTCCTCTAGTGGAGGTGCGATAGGAGGTGGCTCATTAGGAGCAATGTTTGGTAGGTCAGGAGCCTTAGGTGTTTTAAATAAATTTCCTATACACATAATTATTCTTTGAGTTGTTGTTTCAATAATTTTATTATTGATAATTGACCTGCTCTATAAGCGATCTGTTTAGGATCTAAGTTATGATCAGGAAACTTATCAGGAAAACGTTCATCTAAATCCTCTACAATACGCTCTAGTCTTCCCCAATCAAGCGTACTTTGGGAGGTTTGTATTTGCATGTTCAAAAAATGATGGCATTCTTGCTCTCTTGGTGTCAGAAAGTTCGGGTGCTTTGCCTTCGTACATTAGCCGATCACTAGTATCGGTCCAAAATTTTCTGTCTAAATATTTGTCCTGAGTATTTCTACCTAGAGGTTCAAAGATCCAATTGACAGTGGCCTTCCTAAGTTTATCCAAAGAAGGAGAAGTGCGTAGCCCCATATCATGGCAAACAAGAGAATTACATCCAACGTGGATCTGTTCGTCTCGGCTGATGTCTGCTGATACTGTGCGTAGACCAGCATCACCAGTAAACCTAAAGAAAGGGAGTAGAACAAAGAAGATTGCACGTTCAGCTACCAAGGCTTTAAGTATTTCATGGTCAGGATGAGCCATCCAAGCATCTCTTAGTCGAAACGCTTCAGCTTCAGCCTTTTCGTCAACGCCATGAGCGTTAGTTATATAACCAAGAGCAAGATCATGATTGATCTCATCCTTTACATTTGATTCGAGGAGATCCCTCGCAGATGAGGGAACCTCCTTTCCAAGTGTCTCAGTAATCCAGTCACCCACAGGTATTTCCATGTGGCGTATTGAGAGAGCACGGAAGATGGTTTCTTCTGCTCCCTCTTTAAATTTTCCAGCTGTTGTTTGGACTGGTGTCCATTTTCTTTTCCTTGCGAGGAGTTTATCATAAGGTGTTTTCATTCTTGACAATCACATTGAGGGGGTTCAATAATCCCCTTCAAATAATCTTCGACATCTGATTCATCTAATGCTGCATACGCATCGCTCTTATCTTGTGTGTCTCCCATTACCTGAAGCGAGTAATATAAGGAGGTTTGCGGCGAAGCCAACCACTCTTCCACGAAGCTATCGTTGTATTGTACAACATCGCTCCAGCTATTAAATGAATAGCCGTGAAGAAGTCCTGTATTGTTGAGCATTATCATTATGCCGTCTGCTACACGCTTGTAAGCGTCCCAGCCAACTTCCGAGGCGATCTCAACATCGCCATAATCATAAGATGTTACCCCGAATGTACCAGAATCACGGTCCACAGTGCGTCCGATTGGTGGTGCTATCTCTGGGCAAGAGGTGAAGCCATCTAGATCTTTTGTTTTATAGGAACAAGAAGCAGTAGGAGCTATAGCAAATGCTCTCTCCATCTTATGATACCGAGCAACCTTAGCTGCACTTTCAATACCATCTCTTAATGTACTAGCAATAATACCAGCAGTTCCTTGACTTAAATTATTATTATTAATTTGATGTAATGCTTCACCAAATTCTTTGTATGTTACTTGGTATCTTCGTAAAAGGTTGGCGAGTCCGAGCATTCCCAGCCCGACTTGCCTATCGTTTTCTTGGAGCAGATACTCTCCAGTCCTTCCAACACCTGTGCGGCTATGGAGGTCGCACAACTCGGACATAGCTGAAGTGAAAGCCGTTTGTAAGCTGCTGAGTTCACAGGCACCGAGACTGATATGTTCGAGCAAGCACGTTCCACGTGAGCGCAAGTATACCTCAAGACAGACGTTCCCATAGATACGCTTCCCATTAGAGTCATGTTTAATTTTGTTTAACCATATGTCACCAGACTTGATGCCATATATTATTTGTTCTCGTGTATTCGAGTCAGTATTTTTCCATTTTTCATCATCAAGGTTGACACACCGCTTGACCCACGGGAGTTCATGTCTAGGAGTAGTAATGAACTCGATAAGATCAGGATGATCGATGTCCAGATGACATACAACCGCACCATTTTTGTAAACCCCACCTCTTCTTAATGTTTCATTGAGGACTGAGTATATCTTC